AGTACGTCGACGAGTTCAGCCCCCTGGACATCCAGGAGTTCGGCATGCAGTACCTCATCAACGCTTACGCGAAGACCGCCGCTCAGGCCATCGTCGACAAGTGCTGGGAAGAAATCGGCGCCGTCTTCACGACCGCCAACTTCGCCACGGAAGAAATCGTTACCGTCAATGACTTCGGCTATGACGACGTCGTGAACGCCCAGTTCCTCCTCGACACCGCCAAGGCTGGCCAGCCTCGCTCCTTCCTCGTCGGCAACGGCTACCTGAAGGCCCTCCGCAACTCGGCCTCCCTCGTCAGCTCCCTCAACCCGAGCGCCAACACCGTTGTCACCACTGGCAACGTCGGTCAGGTCGCCGGCATGGACATCTACCAGTGGAACCAGATCCCGAACGTCGAGAATCTCGCGGGCGTGGCTATGGGCCCGGATTCCCTGCTGGTCGCCACTGGGGTGCCGATGGCTGAAATCGCCGGCTTCAACGCCAGCGTCGCCACGGCTGAGTCGGGTCTCTCCGTCCAGGTTCTCGTCGGTCAGGCTGAAACGGGCAACATCCGTTGCATCGCTCAGATCCTCATCGGCGCGAACAAGGGCCGCGGGACGAGTGCTGTCCGCTACGTCACCGCTGCCTAAGCGGCCTGACATCGAAAACGGGGGCTCCGCAAGGGGCCCCTTTTTTGTGCCTGTTTGCCAATGGCCGCAGGGTTATGAGTTTATACTCTGAGTTCCTGCCCGACGCGAAGGAGATGGTCGCCGATTTTGCCGTGGCCGGTTCGGCCAACTCGGGAGCGATTACATTCGCTTGCCTTATCTCCGACCCCGCCGTGCAGACCGTGCTCGAGGCTGGCGGCTATATGGAGCGAACCCAGTACACCGTCCGCCTCCCCGCCGCAACGGCCTCCTGGAGCCTCCCAGATGGGTCTACGGGGGCATCCACGGCCATCATCGTCGGCGGCTCCCCCATCGCCTCCCTCGCCCAGGGCAAGAAGATCGTGGCCGGCGGGAAGAACGTCCGCATTACTACCCAGACCTATAAGCCCGGGTCGGCGTGGGTGACTCTCGTCGTCATCGACGATAACCAGTAATGGCGGTTAAGGTCTCCATTGAGCCGAAGTCCCTCGCTCAGTTCGTGGAGGCCTGTCGGCAGTTCGCAGCTCAGACTGGCATCACCATGCGCGACGCCGTCCTCGAGCAAGCGGCCTTTGCTTGCCAGGACGCGGCCAACTTCACGCCCCCACTGGTCAAGGGCGGGGGCGGAGGCCTTACCCCTGCGGCCAAGAAGGCGGGCCTCGGCGCCGTAGCCGGCGACATCTCCAAGATCTTCGTGGCCGCTAACGACTCTTCGGCCAAGGGCGTAGCTGGAAACCTAGTCAACCAGATGGCCTTCGCGGTCAAGGCCGGTGACTTCGGCAGCTTCTCGCGGCTGACCGAAGGAGGCCGACTCTCCGGCATGCTCGGCCAGCGCAGCGTCCTCTCGAAGATTGCTAACGACTCCGACAAGCAACGGGCCTTTGCCAAGGCCAAGAACTTCTTGAACCGTGCCAACCCCATCAAGAGCGAGTATGGCACGCAGGGATTCGTCCGTGATCTGCGGACAATCCATGACCAAGTCAAAGGTAAGTTCGGCGGACGCATCAAGCAGGGCCGCCGCCCGGTGACCGCCAAGCTGCTCGTGCAGGACAAGTCCGAGTTGCAGGAATACATTGAGCGCCGCCAGCAGATGGTCGGGGCGGTCAAGTCAGGTTGGGCCAAGGCTCTCGCCAGTCTCCCCCGCCCTAAGGATAACAACGGCCAGCAAGGCGAGCCCGGTGCCCAGCTGCGGAAGGCCTCATGGATTACCTCGCATTCTGGAGTCCCTGGGACTAACGTGACGGCCTTTACCGACAAGATCGCCGAAGTCTCCGTGACGAACACCCTAGGCAACATCAACGCAATCGCCGACGACGCGGGAGTCCTCGGCCTAGTCTACGGCAACCGCGTGAAGCAGATGCCCGCTATGATCCGTTACCGCATGCGAAAGCCCATCAACAAATTTAACCGCAAATAACATGGCCTTTACCAAATCCATCCGCCACATCGTCGAGGGCACGCTCGCGACCTACCTCACCGCCCAGGCTGGTCTCGCCGGCGTGGCCATCCTCACGGGTGACAGCGCCGCGACCCAGACCCTACCCAAGGCCGTCGTGCTCTGCGACTCCGCCCGGGCTCCTGGCGACCTCCCCGAAGGCCTCGGCAACTTCGATTGCTCCGTCCGCATCACCCTCTTTTCTAACGCCGACGACACGACACTCGCCGTCCACCGTGCCCGATGCGCCGCCCTGTCTGACTGCATGCGGAGCGTCGGCCTGATCCAAAACGCCTTCGCGGTGACCGGCGACGCCCTCTGTTACGACGTCACCTATCGCTCCGAAGACGAGGGCATTGACGAGCGTTCCTGGGCGACTTCCTTCGCCTTCGACATCCTCACTTGCCTGAACCCCCAGTAGGTTGCCAATTAAAGCAGGAGTAAGATGAGCGAAGTAAACACAGGCGTTGTCTGCCTCTACGGAATCGGCGCCGGCCAAGTGGCCTCCCTTTTTGTGCAGTCCTACTCAGTCAGCTCTGGATTCAACAACACGGGAACCGTTGTGAATGAGTCCGGCCTGACCGTAACGGCTCGTTACGACGACCGCCGCTCCGAGATCACCGTCGAGGGCGTGGCCAAGCTCACGTCCGTTCCGCAGCTCGGCGCGACCCTATCCTTCACCGCGAAGACCGCCTCGGCTTACCCTGGCGGCTCCGCTTCGGTCAGCTTCTCGGGAGTCATCACAAAAGTGGACGACCGCGGCAGCTCGAAAGGTTTCGTCAGCGTCTCGGTCACCGCCGAGTCCTACGAGGATATCACCTACTAATTGACACCCCCGAAAGGGGCGTAGTCTCAAGGGAGTGGATCGTCGCTTCCTGAATGCCCACATCGACCCGGCGCCTTTTCGGTTGCTGGGTCGAACTCTTTACCCGTGGTGCCTCAAGTACCGCGTGCGCTTGCATGCCTTCGACTCTCCCCTGGTCACCGGCTCCCGCGGCATCACCCCTGCCGACTTACTCTTCGCCTGTCAGGTCTGCGCCGAGGAACCGCTCGGGGAGGTCGGCCTGATTGACCGCCTTCGCCTCTCACGGCTTAACGACAACCCTGCAAAGTTCGAGATACTGCTGAACGCCTTCGCCGGCTACATCCTGGTCGACGACTGGCCGAAGTTCTGGGAGCAGGATCAGAAGAAGAGCGGAGGGAACAAGGGCCTCCCCTGGCCGATGGCAATCGTCGCGAATCTAGTGGCGAACGGCATCGACGAGAAGCGGGCCTGGGAGATGCCCGAGTGTCAAGCCGTATGGCTCAACGCGGCCTTTGCCATGCGCAAGGGCGTCGACGTGGCGATCATGTCCCCGGAAGAGGAGGCCTACATCGAAGAGCAGCTGAAGGCCGGCGAAGGGGAAGCCCCCGTTGCCAATCCCGCAGAGTAAAGAGACCATGGCCCAAGACCTGACCGTAAACATCAAGACGACCTCCGACGTTCCCCAGGCTATGGACAAGGCCAAGACGGCGACGACTGGTTTCGGGAAACAGGTCGAAGACATCGGCAAGAAGTTCTCGACCTCTTTCAAAGACATCTTCCTGGGTTTCGCGGCCCCTATGGTTCTCCTTCAGGGAGCAATCTCAATGATTAGCTCGGCGATGGCTAAGGCAAAGCAGGACGCGAAGGATGGCCTCGACCTGATCGCCAAGGGCGAGACCGTTTACGCGAGCGCCGAAGAGGCCAAGATGGCCCAATTCTTCAAAGCCAAGAAGGCGCGAGAAGAAGAGATGAAACTCGCCAAAGAAGGCCGCGTCGAGATGGCCCGTGAGTTCTTAAAGACTCCCGAAGGTCAGAAGATTGCCATGGATATGGCGATCAAAAGGGGGCCATATATGGAAGAAGGCGGCACGCTTGCTGCCATGCAAATGATGCCTCGCTCGCCTGAGTTCCAGCAGAAGGCTCTTGAGGCTTTTCTCAACTCCCCTGAGGGCAAGGCATTCAAACCCATCTTCGAGGAAAAGGACGCCGAGAAAAAGGCCGGCTCATTCAAGGGCCCCGAAGGTTTCGGCACGGTCGTCGGCGTCGGCGCCAATCCGGTCATGGAAAAGATGACCCGCCAGAATGAGATCCTCGAGGAGATTAAGATCATCCTCCAGGAGCAGAGCCTTATCAACCGCGGCGGCATGGTTCCTTCTCCGTTCACTGAAGCCGTGCCTCTTACCCTCCAGAAGATGGGGGCCGTCTAATCTACCATGGCCATCGTCAACACAGGCAACGCCCTCTCTTCCGAGCTTATCCAGCCCGGGATCACCGTCATGTCGGACGGCTTCGGACTGGTCACCGCGTCGGCGACCTATAAATGCGACTGGGCGACCGCCGTCCCGGTCACGCAGCGCGGAGCCCCCCTGGACTTCGGCGGCCTGACTTATCTCAAGGCGCACAAGTCGAGCATCAGTTACGACAACCTTCAGTTCAAGACGGTGAAGGTGGACTACGTCGGCATCGACCCGACGGTCAACAGCGGCGCATGGACTAACGCAAACACCTCCGCGGCAAACGGCCTGACTGCCGAGAACATCACCTCTCATCCTAACTTCTTTGAGCAGGCTGGCGGATATACTGTAGGCCCTCTCGCCGGCTTGCCTTCCGACTTCGGCGGCGCTTACGACGACTCGACCCTCGGGCCTCCCGTCACGGTCATCGCGGTCGCACCTTCTCCGAACGCCGGCAAGCCAGTCGTCGTCCCGTCTTCCGAAGGTTACAACGGCGCATGCTTCGAGACTGGCCAGGGCGGCCGCTTCATCGGCTTCGTCGACCCGACCGTCCCTTATCTTTTCGGCAAGACTCAATATCTCGCAACGACCACGACCTACACTGGCGTGATTTATGTCAATGCACATCAGTCTGCTCGCATGATTATCGACTCCCTAGGCACGGCAGTCGCCGGCAATACCTGGGGAGCGTTCAAGCTTCTCCCCGACTGGGCTGAAGTCGGAACAGGCCCTTACGGCAAATTAAACCTTCTCTCTCAGGCCAACGTCGAAGAGTTCGGTTTGATTTATAAGGTAAACTATGAGATCCGATTCTCAAAGGAAGGCTGGCCGCCGGACGTTTACATCAACCTCTGACCGATGTCTATTCAACCCGGAGTCGGCTACACGTTCACTTCGTCCAGCCTAGGGACGAACTTCAACATCGAGAAGCCCTGGGGGCATTGGGCCGTCTACCCGGTCACCGAGGAGGTCTGTCCGTTCACCATCGTCGACGCGTCCTCAGGCACGACCTACAAGTTCAGCTGCACGCCTGGGATGGTCAACTCGGTCATCCCTCAGATCGGCATCGCCCCGCTTGCGACTAAGCGCCTTGACTACGTTCCGACCCCGACGACGACCTTCAACTTCGACCCGGCCACTGGTTACTCGTATATCTACCTCAAGGTCTCGGCGGACTATTCCAGCCCCCCGACCCTCTACCCTGTGACGGATCAGGCAGACATCCTTTATCCGCGCATCATCTCGACGAGCATTCAGCAGACGGCCACGGACGACTCGGCCTTCTTCCTCCTGGCTGTCGCCTACCAAGACCAGACCAATCCGGGCGGCGTTGCTACCCCGATTGTAATCACTCAGCTGACGTGCGGCTCTCAGTGGTCTGACCGAATCAAGGTCGGGTCGGCTGTCGCGAAGTACTTCTTCGCCCGATCCTAATGCCCCTGCCTCCGCTGACGAAGGATTACATCACGGTCGGCGGAGCGCAGACATTTAGCGGCACCGTCTGGACGTGGGGCCAGATGCGAACTGCTGTTTACGCAGGACAACACGGAACAGGCTCTTCCTACTGGGGAAACTCTGGACACGCTATCGACTATTATGACACCGGCTTCAACGCAATCGACGCTGTCGAGTCCGGCAACCGGCTATTCCGCGGACAGGCTTTTAGCACCGTTGGTTATAACGATTACTCAACGGGCAACCCCACTCCAGGCGCTCCCGATATTCAGCGATTCTTTTACGGAAGTTTCTTTGAGTCTCCCCCCGGGTCTGGCATCTTTGTCCCTGGCATCGGCAGCGGCCTCGACATCGAAGAACAGGCGACCATCTTAGGCGGCGCCACGTTCGTCGGCTCAGGTGGCAGCGTCACCACTGGCCCGACGTCCTATGACAACTCTGACCCCGCCGGCCAGAATATTGGCACGACTCCGCTGGGCACGGTTTCGTCGGTGACCTTGTCATTCTGAGGCCCCCTTGCCAATCTCCGCAGGGTTAAGAAGACCCGATGAGCTGCTCCAATACCGCCGTATTCTCCCGAGGGGACAGTTTCTCCAGCGTCTGGACTTGGGTTCCCGGGGCCGGCGAGCCCGTCAACCTCCTCGGCACGACCATCGCCTCGACCCTCCGCGATCGGAGCGGAAAGGAATACCCGCTCGTAATCGTGCTCGCCGGCAACGGCCTATCCTTTACGGCCACGTTCCCCGGTGACACCGCCGACTGGGCGCTCGGCCTCGCGAGCTGGGACATCCGCTTCACCTTCCCGGGCGGCCCCGTGACGCACTCGACCATCTTCCGCGTGCAGATCCAGGAGACCATCACTCAAGCTTAACATGGCGACCATCAACGGAACATTCAACAGCCTGATCGCGGGAACGCTGTCGGGCACCGTCGCCACCCCTGGCGCTACTGGCCCCGCCGGCCCTGCCGGCCCTGCCGGCCCTCAGGGCGTCCCAGGAGCTCCCGGCGTGGGCGTCCCTGCTGGCGGAACTACGGGCCAATTCCTGACCAAGTCGAGTAACCTCGATTATGCGACTGGCTGGTCGACCCTATCTCTCGCCGGCTACGCGACCGAGTCCTGGGTGACCGCTGGTTTTTATCCTCTCACTGGCAACCCCTCGGGCTTCCTGACGGCCTCGGCGCTTACGCCCTACCTGACCAAGGCCGATAATCTCGGCAGCCTGACCAACTTCGCCACGGCCCGCGACAACCTCAACCTAGGCACGCTCAACAACCCGACCTTCGCCGGCCTCACGCTGCAAGGCTCAGGCGCTAACGTCGGACAGTATACGCCGACCTCCCTGAGCCTTAGCCATACGACCTTCGGTTCCTTCGTGATCTCGCCCTCCTCGGGCATAACGTTCCCGGACGCAAGCGTCCAGACAACTGCCTTCGTCGCCGGCTCCGGCTTGCCCACTGGCGGCACGGTCGGCCAAGTCCTGACGAAGAACTCGGGCACGAACTTCGACGCGTCCTTTGCGACGCTCATCCCGGGCGACCGCTACCTGACGACCTCGACGACGAGCAACACCCTTAGCAATACGAATAAGACCTTCACGATCGGCACCGGCCTGTCTTACACGCCGACCCAAAGCATCACGATCTCTTACGACGCGTCGAACCATATGCACGGCGAGGTGCTGACGTACAACTCCGGCACTGGCGTCCTGACCGTGGACATCAATCACCACACCGGGTCGGGAACGTACGCCTCTTGGACGGTCAATGTGGGCGGCGTTGTCCCTGCGGCCTCCGTTGCCTGGGGCGGCATCACCGGCACGCTCGGCAATCAGACCGACCTTGCGACGGCGCTGAATGCGAAGCTCGAAGTCACGACCGCGGCCTCGACTTACTTCACGATCGCTTCGGCTGCGGGCAAGGCGAACCTCTCCGGGGCGACGTTCACGGGCAAGGTCAACCTCCCAGACCTCGGCGTAAACACTCCTTCTCTGAATCTCGGCGGAACGGCCCTAAGCACGACCGCTACGTCGGCGTCCTCCGGCGACGTTTGGATCTCTGGAGCGACTCCGAAACTCACCTACAAGGTCGGCGGATCTAACCTTTATTGTGCGACCTCGAACCTGACGAATACTTTCACGTCTTCGCAAATCATCGACGTCACGACGACGACGTCTGCGGCCCTGCGCGTCACGCAAAAGGGAGCAGCAAACGCCATCGAGGTCGAGGACAGCACGACCCCTGACTCGACCCGCTTCGCCGTGGATCAGTTCGGCAAGGTCGGCATCGGCGTCGCCCCGGATACGTCCGCCGCGCTCAAGGTCGATACGAACGGCATCATGTTCGGAAACGGTTCGCTTCAGACTGTCGCGGCCGGCCCTTCTTGGAGCGAGGCCCAGATTTACTCTTTTACGCTCGGCTCCACGTTCACCTCTAACACTAGTTCCTTTTCGGTCAGCTCGACGTCTAGCCCTAATATGATGACGATTTCCTTCTCTTTTGGAAATGCTCCAGCATTGGCATATATGCTGAATCAATTAACCGTAACTGGTCGCATTTACGCTTTAGACGTTAATGGGGTTTATGATACCTTTAATCAGCCGTTCGGCATCTCAAGCTCGGGAACGGCTACCGCTACGCAGTCTACTTCCGCACAATTAAACGGACAGGTATATGACGTTTATCTCCAGTTTGAACCTAACGGCCCTTACGGTAGCCCTGCACAATTCTACGTTGGTCAATATACCGTCACTTAATTTATGATTCTCGCAATCCTCTCATTCATCCTAGGCCTGATCACGGGTCTGCTCGTCATGCGGAAGCACGCCGCCAAAGCCTCCGCTCTGGAGGCCAAGGGCCGTCAGGCCCTCGACGCCCTCAAGGGCCGCTGAGTCTATGCGCTTGCTCCTGGTCATCGCCGTCCTGGCCCTGACCGGGTGCAGTCTGTTCCGCAAGGGTGACGCCCTGCCGCCCCTGCCTGTCCAGCCGCCGGCACCGACCAAGCCTGACGCCGTCCAGACCCTAGGCAAAGACCTCGACAAGACGGATCACCGCGTAGGTGCCGCCCTCGTGGCCATCGAGAAGAACGCCGACAAGCCGAAGGTCGTCGTCGCGGAGTCTCGCCTCGCTCAGTCCTATCTGCCCCCGCCCCCCGAGGCGGACGTGGCCTTCGCCGTTGCCCGGGCTACCAAGGCCGACCCCATCGACTACGCCAAGCAAATGGAGTTCGGACGCAAACTCGCCACCGCCGTCAACAAGGCCTGGGAGAAACTCGAGGCCGACCAGAAGGAAGCCGCCCGCGTCTCGCAGCTGAAGGACGCCCGCATCGTCGAACTTCAGAAGGAGGTCGAGCGCGTGAAGAAGGACGCCTCCGCCCAGACATGGACGCTCGTCGGGGCTGGCCTCGCAGTGACCGGGGCCTTGTGCCTCGCCTTCCTAGGCCCCCGCATCGGTCTGCCCCTGCTCTTGTGCGGAGCCTTCTGCGGATCGGTGCCCTTCATAATCGACAGTCCCTGGTTTGAATATGCGGCCGGTGCGACCCTCGTCATCTCCTGCGGCCTTGGACTATGGTGGCTCGCCGACCGCGTTAGGGACTCGGTCAACAAGCCCTCTCCCACCGATGAGCCGCCGCAAGAATAAGGGAGCCAAGGTCATCTGGCGCAAACTCGGCAAGGAGCGCGCTTGGGGTCAGGCCACCATCGGTGAGAACCTCATCGAGATTGACCCGCGTCTCGGTGCGAAGCGTCAGCTCGAAGTCCTCTGCCACGAGCAGATTCACCTGACATTCCCCGAACTCAGTGAGCCCCAAGTTGACCGCGCTGGGAAAGACCTCGCCGCCCTGCTCTGGGCTCAGGACTACCGCCGCGTCCTCATCTCGCCCAACTCTAAGCCGCCCCGCATCTCGTGAGCCCTCCCCCTCCGCCCATCGACCCCGAGGCCATTCCCTCTCAAGTGAAAGACGGGCTTGTGGCCGCGACCCTAGGGGGCCTAGCAATGTGCGCACGCCTCCTGATGAGTACGACCCCCGTCTCCCCTGGCTGGGTGATCAGGCGCGTGCTCGCCGCGGGGATTACATCGTGCCTCGCCGGCTACGCCATCGCCGAACATATCCAAAGCCCTGGTCTGCGGATGGGCGCCATCGGTGCAATCGGTTACTGCGCGCCCGAGGCCTTAGATTATTTGCTCAAGGCATTCAAGGCTCGCGCCGAAAAGGAAGTCGGAGCAATCGCCGGCAAAGTAAAACCCAATGGTAAAAGCAAATCCAGCAAAGCAGGAAAGCGGAAGCGCTAACCTTTTGCTCGCGGTCACGCTGCTCACCGGCTTCGCGGGAGTCTCGGCCCTGTCGTCGGCCTACATCGCCGGCTACGTCCTCGACCAGCTGCAATCGACTGACGCCCTGGTCATGATCGTGACGGACGCGGGCCTGAAGTCCGACTCTGCCGACCTCGAGCGCAACATGAGCACGGCGACCCTAGCCCTGCGGTCAGTCC